GATGGTCAACAGCGAGCGGGTGAATCTGCTCAGGCACTTCGCCTAAAATCTGCCGAGCTACTACGACCCATGCTGTATCGAATTCAAACTCTTGGATGCTCTTGATCTCGTACTTGCGCCCGTCGAGCACCAACCAGTCGTCGTCTTTTAGTTCGACATCGGGAGCATCCCGGCGTTCGATGATGAAGCTCCGCATACGCGAGTCGAATGTCCCGCCGTACACGAACGCTTTGTTTGCGCTGATTTGAGAAATGGATTGAAGAACCTCACGGCTCACTTTGGCCGGGAGGATGATTGCCTTCTTGACAACGGTGACAGACTTGTTGACAGTCTTGACACCGGTGTCCACGTCCGTCGTTGTGCCGTTGAACGTGTAGATGGAAACGGGACCGCCGCCATACTGCCTTTTCAGGCTGTATAAAGTGGCCCTGATTCTCTGGTTAAGGTTTCGGTTTGTTGGCATCGCTGTTCACCTTGATCCCGGCAAGAGCGCCTTCGAGGCGGTCCATGACCTCAGTGTTACGAGCAATGACTTCGGTGGATTTCTCCACCAACGGCAGGATGATGTTTCGCTGTTCGTCTTCGAGCTTCTCCACGCGAGTCGTGAGGCGGTCTTCCCGCTTCCAATCGCGCCAGATGAAGAACAAGACAACACCGGCGAGTGGACCAAACTGCTTGAGCAATTCGATGTATTCCACGGCTGATGACCTCCATGCGAGAAAGAAACACCCGGCCCAAGTGTGACCCTGGGCCGGGTGCGATTCAGTTCAGACAGACACGCATTGCGTGTCGGCGGTTTAGCCGAGCAGCAAGCAACCGAGGTTGTCGTTCAGCAACGCATACCCGGTGAGCAGGTCCACGTTGACGCGATGACCCTGGGCCTTCGAGTCGTACTGGATGACCACTCGCAGGCTGAGGTCTTTGTAGCTGGCGACGTAGCTCGGCACGCCGGAGGGCAGTGCCAGAGGACGGTTCACCATCGCGATGGCGTCCCGCTGGAAGGCGAGATTGAACGAGCCATACGGGCCGGGGAAGGCCAGATCGTTGTCAGCCAGAGCGATCTCCAGCGGACGATCAAGCAGCAAGCTCTGTTCGCCAGCGGCGGACAGGAAGCTCTCGATGATCGTGTACGTGTGGCGCGAGCCGCCCGTACCGAACGAGATCATCTGGCCGACCTGCGGAGCCTTGAGAGCACCCCAGCCATCGACCACGACTTCCTTGGTCCAGCCGACGCCGTAGGCACCCTTCACGTCGGCCTTCTTGAAGATCGTCACAGCGGCGGCAGCGCCGGTGGCGTACTTGTTGGCCTCGTTGAGGGTGATGGCGTCCGTGTTGGCGGCGTTCAGCGTCCGAGCGGTGACGTGCGTGGGCTGGTCGTTGCCAGCAACCACGGCGTACTCGCCGACGTTGACGTTGTAGGCCGTGATGGTCGTGGCCTGCGAGCCGCCGCTACCAGCCGCCAGGGCGTTGGTGACGGTGCCAGCGTGGGTGTCGCCACCCGTGCTGATCGACGGCACGTTCTGCGCCATGTAGGTGTCGAAGCCCAAGATGCGACCCAGGCGGGCGCTCTCCAGAGCGTTGCCGCTGTCGCCGCGCTCGTTGGCCTTCACGAAGATGTCGGTCTTGAGCAGCGCGGTCTCGGCCGAGGGCGAGAGAACCAAGCTGCGACCTTCCATCGTCGAGAGGTTCTTGTTCAGAACCTCGCGGGCCTCCAAGGTGAAGTCCTTGGCGTTCGCAGACGAGATGTTGTTCAGCCGACCCGATCGCCGTGCCGGGGTGAGGAAGAACCGGTGAGCCTGCCCGAGCAAGCCGCGATCGACGCCGCTCGCCAGAGCCTTGACAGCCGGCTCCAGGTAAACCTGGATCAGGTCCGCCATGCTCTTCGAGGCTTCGCCGTCCTTGATGACGATCGACTTGTAGTGGTGCTGATCCAGCGGCACGCGGATGTTCGTGCTCACCGCATCCGAGGTCGCAACCTCATCGTCGTCCGTCTTCCGCTGCGAGCGGAAGTTGGCCGGACGCCGGGTGTTCACGACATCGCCGAAGTTGGCCACAGAGGCAGAGAAGTCACGGTGGACGAGGCCAGCCATGACGAGGTTCGCTTCGAGAATGCGAAGCCCCTCCATCGCCCAGATTTCGGGGATGAAGGCATCATTGTCGTTCGCGTAGCAGGTGATGCAGGCGACCGAGACGTACAGAAGATTCATTTCTTCGTTCCTAGTTTGGCGCGGGCACGAAGTGCGACCGCAGTGTCTTTTGGGTGGACCCGGCAGAAGGCCGGTAGAGATGAAACGATCGCCCGGAATCACTCCGGTAGGAGACAGCTACGCGCTGTCGAGCGAGGTCTTATTTCAGACCCAAAGCTCCGGGATTCTTCGAGCGAATCTCCATGAACTGTTCCATCGTTTTGATCTTCTTCGGATCAACGCGACCGGATTGACCCGGCGTGAGGCCACCGGTAGCCGATGCCGCGCCGACGCCGCCGACCACACCGGACTTGAAGAGGTTGCCGTAGGCGTCCGGCAACTGCTTCATCCGAGCGATGGCTTCGCTGGGGGTCATCTGTTTGACGATCGCTTCGCCGGTGTCTTCAGAGACATCCTGGAAGTCGATCATCGGATTGTCGTCAACCATCTTCACCATTTGGCGAAGAACGGTGACGACCGTATTCGAGTTGTACGCATCGCCAGTGACGGCGGCGTCTTGGAGGGCGCGGGTGATCTTCGACTCGGTGTACTTGTTCCGCCAAGTCTCGGCCTCGGTCTTGGCCTGCACGAGTTCGCCGGTGAAGCGATCTTCGAGTTGCTTACGCTCGATCTTCGCCGTCTCTTCCTTGGTAAGGAAACGCTTTCGCTCGTTTTCGAGCGCCTCTTCCAGCTTCGACCGCTCGTCGGAGGTCAGCTTAGCGGTGCTCAGAGTTTCCTGAAGCTGCTTCTCCAGCTTCACGAACTGCGCCTGATGCTTCCGCTTGTCCTCGGCGAGAATCTTGTTCACCCGGTCCTGTTGCTCAGGAGTAAAGCCAGCGGCAGCGACGGCAGCAGCGTCGGCGGCGGCCTTGTCGGCGGCGGCGGCAGCGGCGGCCAGATCGGCGTCCGAGTCGTAGCAGGTGACAACGGCGGGAGAACGATACAGCAGATCAAACAACATTTGCATGAAACCTATGCCCCTATATGATGTTACGAACCGAGGACTAGGGTTATCCTTGATCCACCCGGACAAAAATGTCGCGGTAGAGAAGCCCGCAGTCTTACGAGACGCGAGCGAGTTTGATGGCGTCTTCGTCCCGTAGAAACGGTCGGATCAGACGCCACGCAGACGAGTTGGGCACACCATTGATGATGTGTTCGATGGGAACCTGCGAGCGGGAGAAAGTCGTTCGTACCGACTCATACCCCTGCGACGAGATGCCCAGGTTTTCCAACTCAAGCTCAGGGTCTTTCCCGTCCAGCAACGAGTGAGCGATCTCGTAGCAGGCAATGCGGATGTCCTCGGGGACTTCGGTGTCCGACCCGCGAGGGAACTCGTGACGCTGGGAGGCTTCCTGCTCTCGGATTTCGGCGTCAGTGGCCGCAGGGTTCGCGAGTAGCAGGGTATAGACCGGAGACTTGTACCCTTTGTAATTCAGTGTGTTGATGATTCGAGTGGCCGCAAGCAACGCTTTGGGACGATCATTGGGCCGAGCACCATACCACGCTGACTCGTGCAGGCGGTTGTCGAAATAGTTATTTGCTTCAAGCAGGGTGCCAAAATAGGCAGCCGAAACGCCACCACCGCTGCCGGCTTCGAGAGTCCCACCGGTAAGCTCGAACTGTTCCAAGATTTCGTCTTGGCCAGCCGCGATGTCGGCGAGGTCGAATTCCTCGACGCTGATTGTGTCGCCGGGAGTCTCAGCAGTCAGTGCGCCTTTGTATCGACTTTCGATCATCACTCCCGGAGTGACGACGGATGCTTCCGTAAGAACAGCGTAGTAACGACCATTGCCGACGTGTGTGAGAGTGCCTATGCCTGTGTCGGTCCACGACGCCCCGGCAACTGACACCTGCGGCTGTCCACCAGCCTCAGTTAAGGTAGGGGTGATGCCGTCCGATTCAAGTCGTAAGTCGAACCACACCTGCCGCTTTGAGGCGTCCGATTGGCCTGCTTTGACTACTCGGATAGTTGACATGATCTTAGTGCCCTAAAATAAAGCGGTTGAAGAAGAACTTCTTCACGTCGCCATCCACACTAGGTGTTTCCAACGCCGCCCAAGACACTTGCGCACGTCGTTGTCCGTTTGGGACTTCCATCTCACTAAATGAGACTTGCGCACGTCGCGGCCCGTTTGGGACTTCCATCTCACTAAATGAGACTTGCGCACGTCGCGGCCCGTTCGGGACTTCAAGCTCGGCGAATGAGACCTGGGACCGCCTCGGGCCGTTCGGGACTTCAAGCTCGGCGAATGAGACCTGCGACCGTCGGGCATCGGCCTCCACTATTTCCAATTCAGCAAACGAAACTTGCGCCCGTCGTGGTCCGTTTGGAACTTCTAGTTCTGCGAATGAAACCTGGGACCGTCGCTGCCCATTCGGGACTTCTAGTTCCGCGAAAGAAAGTTGCGCCCGTCGTGGTCCGTTTGGAACTTCTAGCTCGCTGAACGAGACTTGCGCCCGTCGTGGTCCATTTGGAACTTCTAGCTCGCTGAACGAGACTTGCGCCCGTCGTGGTCCGTTTGGAACTTCTAGCTCGCTGAACGAGACTTGTGCTCTGCGGGGTCCATTTGGAACCTCAAGCTCAGCGAACGATACTTGCGCCCGCCGTTGTCCATTCGGAACTTCTAGTTCCGCAAAGGAAACTTGAGCGCGTCGTGGTCCATTTGGAACCTCAAGCTCAGCGAACGATACTTGCGCCCGCCGTGTTACATCACCGGCATTACGAAGTAACAACAGCAGAGACATGGTTCAACCTATGCCTAATAGCAGCAATGACGCAGGAGGAATCCAATCGACCTTTACTTGACCAGAGGAACCGCCACCAGATGCTCGGTCTGTGGCATTACCAGCGCGGCCACCGCCGCCGGCCCCGCCGGGCATATTGCCACCGCTGCCCGGACTGCCGCTACCGCTGGTGGCTCCACCAGCGCCACCGTCACCACCATTAGTCGCACCAGAGCCGGGCGTTGTTACACCGCCGGCCGCCCCGGTAGTCGGTACACCACTTGAATTCTCACCACCAGCTTCGCCGCCGCCGCCTGCCGATGCGCCAGCCGATCCGGTGCCGCCACTACCTCCGGCAACTACAGTGTCTCCCACGCCGCCTGTCGTGCTGCCGACTCCACCGGCCCCACTGGTTCCGTTAGCAGACGCCAAAGCACCGCCAGCCCCACCTTTTGCCACGACCGCGGTAGTGGCAAAAGTAGAATCACCCCCGGCCACATTATTACTGGTGGTAGTGCCTGCAACTGATTGGGAAACAGCAACAGTCGAAGAAGTTCCTGGAGCCAATGTTATCCGTTTGACAGCGAATTGAGCACCAGCCCCTCCGCCGCCACCAGAAGGATTGCCAGTAGCTCCGCCACCGACGCCACCAGCGCCCCAAGCTCGCACTCGATGATGTCTAGTCTTAGCAATGTGCGCAGTTGAAGCCGCCGTGTATGTAATGACAGCCATCTTAGGACTCGATTGTGTAATAAGAGACCAAGATTCGCAAACTACCGCCAGTGGGAGCACCGCACGTAACACGCAAATCGTCGCCGTCCGCACCAACACCCAGAACGCCGCTACCATCACCACGACTAACGCCACCACCGGCCGGTAAACCAGGATGCGTTAATACGACTCCCGTTGTTGTAGGTGTATTTGCTGCCCCAAAGCCTACTCGGATTTGAGGGAACGCAGTATTCGCGTTGTCAGTCACTACTTGAATCTGTGTGACGACAATTTTTACCCCACTCCCGGCAGTAATAACGGCGACATCAGTCTGAGAACCGGTGATAGCCAGTTCCAACGTAATGACATTGGGGTGTCCACCGATATGGAAGGGAATACCAGCGCGATTGGCATAATTTTTTGTTCGTTGTCCCGCTGAAACAGCAGTAGGATTCGTTCCGTGGGCGATGGCTTCCATGCCTACCTGGATCGGCTCACCAGCATTTGTTACACCATGGGCGACATCCCCAGAAACACGGGCACCATTGCTGGCACCATTGTCCCAGTCATCCATGAGGGCAAGACTTGTCGCCGCCCCGGCCAAATTGCCCGACTCCAGGGCTAAGGCTGACGTGTTGAGATCGGTGCCCGCATTAGCCGTTACCGCCCCAGTGATAGCTGGCATTGACAGAACATCGACATCGCCGATATTAGCATTACCAGCCACCAACGATGGCAGTCTAGTGACATCGACATCCAGGCCGTTGGCGTTATCCCCAGTCAATTCAACGACGGTTTTACTGCCTTCGGCTCCTGTGACAAGAACTGGTCGCACAAGTTGCACGTCCGATGTGTCCCCGCTATACGTGACTTCATCAGTAGCCGCATTTCGACCAGTGCCGGGAGTGAGTGGAAAATTATCGGCCATGTTAGGGTACCCAGATTATGCGAACACGAGCCTGCCCGCCGCCAGAATTTTGGGCTTGAATCGTGATACTCTCAGACGTAAAGTAACTGATGAGATCGGTCACAACGGGGTCGTTAGTCAAAACTCCGGTCAACTCAAAAATTGCTTCGGAGAATCCCAAGGCCGCTACAGCAGTTACTTCCGCGATGATGCGCGCTCTTTCTGATGCGACCACCGCTTGACGTGCCGCTAAATTTACGGCGATAGCGGCATTAGTGGACGCCACAAGATCAGCTTTGAGTGCCATTATGGTTTGTTCCCGACAAACCGCAGGTACAGATCGGTGTAGTCAGTGATGGCGTCGGCTTCAGCGCCGGACAGCGCAATAGAGCCGACAGTCCAGCCCGCGCCGCCGATGTCGTTATGCGTGGCGCTGGCGATCAGCGTGCCCGGAGTGCCTTCATTCACGTAGCCTTGGCGAAGCTGCACGATCAAATCAATCGTGTCACCGCCGGCTGCGTCCTTGCGGTAGCGATAGCGGACGGTATGACCCGTCGAGGACAACGGGTCTTCCAACGTGGTCAGCTTGGTGGCATACACGTCGCTAGTCGGCGTCAGTTGCGTGCGGATATAGTCCGCGTCGTCGGCAATTGCCTCGTCGATCTGGTCAAAGATGTCAGTCGTGCCGCCGTCATCCTCTTCCCAGTTATCACGGGTCGTATCGGTTGATGGTCTTGCGAATTGTGCCATGTTGCTATCTCACTTTGCTTGATTGTGCTGTTAGATGGCAACGAAGGAATAACCCTGGTCTGCCGCCCCGCCGATGACCCACACTTTGTCGAGTGAGTCGATCTCAATGAAGACATCTTCACCGGCGTCGAGCACGAAGCCGTTCGTGCTGGAGACGTTTAGATCGTGGCCGACGTACACGTTGTTAGCGTTGGCCAAGTCTGCTTTGATGGTCACACCTTTGACACATCGTTGTGCGATTCCCGCACGTGCAGCAGCGGTTCCAATGGTGCCGTGCCCGGCTATGAATGCCTCAACGGCAGTTTTCTGGATGTCCATCGCTTATTCCTCGGGTGTGAAGCGGCCTTCGCCGCGCACTGGTTTCTTGGTGGAGTCGGGGTTATTCTTCTCGTCAGCCCCGGCGTCCGGGTTTGCTGAAAGCTCAGGAACGCCTCGTGCGGCCGGATCGCTTCCGGCCTTGGCTACGCCTTGCGACTTGGCGATTTCGGCGGCGACCTTTATTCGGTCTTCTTGGGCCTGCTTGTACTCGTCGTCCTCGAAGCC